CTGCCCACCTCCCGCAGCCGAAGTCCAAGTGTATGGGTCGTTAGGGGCGCTGTGAGCTACCGCAGCGGCAGTACCTTCGTGGCCTGATAAGAAAATGTGGTTCTCAAATACATCGACCAAAGCAGGAGCGTTCAGCGCCTGTGCGCCACCCGCAGTATTGTTTGCAGCATCATACCCACCAGCGTGAGAAGACTTGATTTCTTTCCAGTTTGCCCCGTTAAATACTATGGCAGGGTTAACCCCGTCTACAAAGACGATGTGATTACCTGTGCCGAAGTTAAAAGTAGCATGACGCAGCTTATTTACAGTCAGACCGTTCAAGGACATTGGACGAGATACTGAGTGATCTAGTGTATACTTACGCCAGCCGATTGATGCGGTGTAAAAGTAAAAACTGTAAGTATTAGCTCCAGCATCCTGACGGGCGGCAATGATCTTAGTGGTATTCGTTACGTCTTCTTTAAAGATAGCCAGACCTAAGACCTTGCCCTGTCCTGTTGTCTGTCCATCAACCGTCACTTCGCCGTAGTCACTATCAAATTGTGAGTAGCCTTCAATACGACGATAGCCCCCAAAGAGGCCCGGTTCGTAGTTAACAAGTCGTGTGGCAGAGCCGGGGCTATTATCCGAAAGATCTAAATGATTTTCGTTACTATTCAGACCGCCACTACAAACTAATTTGAAGGATTGTATTTTATCTGGCATCTAGAATTTAATCCTAGTGTCTCTAATGGAGACATTGTTATTAATATATAATGTTTGAAGGTCTTTGATGCCCTTCTCGAAGGCGATATACGCTACCTGTGCGGATTCCACGTTGTCCTTGAACATATACAAATGATAAAGCGCCCCATCGATCAGGACGGTATCATAGCTTTCTGGGATGCGGGTGACATCTGTTGCGGTATTGATGTCAGTGTAGTTCAAAAAGTATCTAAACTTTATTGTGAACGCCCGGTTAGGTGAGGGGCTTACGCCATACCCATTGCCGTGGGAGGGGAATACAAACTCTGGGATATCTCGACCAGATGCGCCTGCGGTATAGTCATCGTCCCGGTAATCCGAATACCATTCGTCCTGTTCTATGAATTTTAATGTCTTAAAGCCTGTGCGTAAATTATCGTCGGCTTGGATTTGAAAGCTGTTCCAATCAACTACTTTAAAGTATTGTGGCCAAGAGTATTCTGTCTGTCCTACAATTAAAGTGTCGGTCTGTTCTGCCGCATTAAAGGGCCAGCCAAACTCTGCTTGATTTATCTTCGTTACAGAAGCCTTGACGGCATCTTTAACAAGCGCCTGCACACCTCGAACTGATCCGAAGTCAGCTTCAGCAATCTCCACCTCATTGAGGCGGCGTAGGGTCTGGTTACAAAGATCAATATAAGTAGATGGCATAGAGCTACCTTAAAAAAAGAGGTAAGGGGCCAGCACTAAGCCAGCCCCTAAAAGTTTTATGCGAGGTTATAGTTCGCTGTGAACAACGCCTCTGGGCGAAGGATCTTGCGTCCATAGAGGCTCATGCCGCGCACGATGTCCGCGAATGTTGTAGGTGAGCGGAAAGTCTCAGTCTTAGCAATCTGTTGAGCCGTAGCTACCGCAGATGCGTGACCAGCAACCATCACACCAAAGTTGGTTTCGGAACCCGCAGAAGCGGCTGTACCAGCACCAGTGCCAAGGTATGGAAGGTTATTGGACTTGTAGATTGAGAACCCACGAAGAGTACCCGGCAGACGGCCATTGCGAAGCTCATCACCGCCACCGAAGTCTGCGTTGATCAGTTTGCTTGACTCATCCATCAACACTTCAGCAAATACTGGGTCGATTACTACCCAGCGGCCATCTGTGTCTACGTTGGCTTGATCCATTTGCCGTGCAATACGGTTCAGAATTGCCAATGGAGAAGTGATACCACCAGCACCACCGCCAACGGCGATTGGAATGGATGTTACTTCGCCATCTACGCCAAGGTCACTGCCACCGAAGTCTGTGATATCCAGCTTGTTAGCAGCCAACATTTCATCATTTCCGGCGTTAGTGTCTGCCTTAGTGCCGTTGACATCCCCGGCTGCTGAACGACGCGCCCACGAACCGGGTGTCTTCCAGCCTGACAAGTAGCCCATTACTTCTGCGTCGAAGGTATCGCGCAGACGGTAACCAGCACGGTCACTTGCTAAATCACCAAACGACACATGAGAATGCGCCTCCTCAATATCGTCGATTGCGAACTGGAAGTAGTTAGCTTGATCGACAACCATAGTGAAATCGGTGTCTGTCAAATCTTGTGTTGCCAGTTGAGTGCCACGCTCATAGGTTGTGATAGTGATATCTGGTTCTTTAATAATTTTCACACTATCTCCAAAGTTGGCGATCTCTCCCGAATAATCGGTGTTGGTCACCGACTCTACGACAGACGCCTTGCGGAGTGCCTTCTGAACTTTTTTGGAATAAATTACTGGGCTGAAATTGCCCGAATTGAGGTTAGTATAACCTGATGCCTTTGGGAATGCCATTTTGGATGCTCCTTGAATGAAATGGCTTGAAATGAACTTCTAAAAATCAATTGACTTGTATTATTAGTTGGCGATAATGACGCCCAACAAAGTGTTTTATAAATTGAAAATAGAAGCAGCTATAACAGACAATGTAACATCGGTGTCAGGGCATTAAGAGTATCGCCAAAGCGGGTCAAAACTTGCTGGTGGACCTAGTACTATTATCTGGAGGGTCAGGCGTAGGGTGTACTTAATGAGTGTCCTACGCCTTAAAATCAATGGTTTCATTATAACACAGAGATTTAATTACTGCAATAGTTAATTGCTTAGTTAGGTGTTATCGTGCAGCGCCGGAAATGTCATATGAAAAAGTACCCGCTGAAATTGCGGCGTTGATAGCTTCTTCATTTGCTTCGTATTCACGGTCTGACATTGCCTGTACCATACTCTCAGAGAATGAGGCCTTGCCGCCTATAGTGGGAGCCGAAGACGAAGTTCGACCGACTGCTTGAGCTGCCGACTTATTAGTCTTCCGCTTGCCCATATCTGCTTTGTACAGATCAATAGTACGAGAAGCCCAAGTGGCGTCCGTATTATTCTTATAGACGCTGTCTTGCATTGCAGAGGGCTGCATAGATACCCACTCATGGAACTTTGGATCTTGCCGTATCTGGGCAAAGTCTGGATGCAATTGAACTAGCTGTTGCTCTGCCGTCTTTTTATGCAGGCTGCGCTCAAAGTTTTCTACTTTCTTTAGTCGCTGTTCGCCCTGTTCTAGTGCTTCGTTGGCACGTTTACGGGCAATGGTATCGACAATCTTAGCCACATCGGGATAGCGATTTGACCAAGCCTCTACCTCTTCGTCAGTCTTTGGAAACCTAATTTGCTGCCGGGTGGCTGCATCTAGTTGTTTCTTAACTGCGGCTAATTCTTGATCTTTCTGATCTCGCACGTTTTGAATGTGCCGTTGAATATCTTGATAGCGTTTCTTATAGCTTTCTTCTTCAGCACTTAATTGCGCCACAGCCTGTGTAGATTGCTGCGCCATTTCTTCGCTGTAGGTCAATTCATCGTCCGCCTCTGGGGCGCGAGTATACTTTTCTTTTAACATAGGGTTTCCTTATGGGTCCGATAATATTCGGGTATCCACTTAAATTATGAATGCAAATTTCTGTTTTTTAAGCATTCCGGGGAGTTTTGATGTTGTAGAAACTGGCTCTTCAGTCCCTTCTTCATCGTCTAAAAGGTTGTCTACCTCTACGGTAGCTTCCTCTATGTCCATCTCTTCAGATGGCACATCTTCGTCTGCTTCATGGTAACCTTTACCTTCGCAGTGTTCACACCCAAAGCCGCTACACTCAGGGCAGGGTACTGTATCTTCAGCTTCTTCGTCGCCTGCGTGTTGAATTAGGCCATCCATTTGCATAGACATAAGACCCATCTCAGCCTCGGACTGCATCATTTGAATATGCTTCAGGCCGTGCCATTTAACTACATGGGCAGGTAATACATACTCATCAGTACTTAGCTTTGCATCGATGTCATCACGCACGTTCTCAGCGTGGGAGCCTATTGGAATAGGGTTACCAGACACATCGTCGTATCCCATAATGCCGTCCATCATACTGCCATCACAGGAGCCGTCACAGTCTCCTTCGCATCCGCAGGCCATGCCGCCGTGGTACATCTCCACGATCTCATCATTATCCATAGCCTTCTGGATGGCTTCGCCTCGGACTTCCTCGTACTTGCTAAGTTTACCGTCCTTGTTTATGTCGGCTTTCTTATTATCAAGCTGAAACTTTTTATTTGCCATATCCTTACCCTCTTGTGTGGTTATCCCTTTGTTAGCTGTAGCTAGGCCACCAAGTGCGTACTCTTGGGCATCGCCACTAAAGAAACCTACTACGTCATCTTTAATGTCCCCGGCGTGGAACATTGCGTCTTTAATTCGGTCTTTAACGGTAATGTCTGAGCCGTCTTGCGGTGAGTACATATCGCTCTCGCCAGTGTAGAACTGTTGCTCTGTGAGGTCGGTATTAAAGAGATTTTGAGAACGCCACTTAGAATACTCTGTAGCCGTGTCCTCATCTTCAAACATGGGCAGCTTCTCGCCCGTGTACATATCGTATGGGCCATTTTCTTCGTAGTAGGCAAAGAGTTGATTTAAGTCGTATGGCTTGCCGTTAGTGGGGTCGATTGTTGGAGTAACCAATATTGC